TCGGCTTCACTCGGCAGATTGTTGCCGTTGACGAGGCCGACCGCTTCGCAAAGGCGGGCGCTGCTCAGGATGGCGACCTGTGGTTTCAGCCTGTAGCAGGTGCTCCCGCCGACACGACCGCTCCTGCCGCTCCCACGGCGTTCTCGTCCACCGCTGGAAACGCTCAGAACGTGCTCGCGTGGACGAACCCGACCGCTCCCGACTTCGCAGGCGTCAAGGTGCTGCGCAAGGCTGGCGGCTATCCAGCGACCATCACGGATGGCACCGTCGTCTACACGGGCGTCGGCACGGGCTACACGGACGTAGGCCGCACGAACGGTGTGGCAGACTTCTACGCCATCTTCGCGTTCGACGCCGTGCCGAACTACTCCGCGCCTGCCACCGCCACCAGCACGCCGACGCTCGGCAACGTCGCACCTGCCGCGTTCACGCCGGTCGTCTCCGCCATCACCGCCACGGGCTGCACCGTAACCGCGTCCACCACGGACGCCAACAGCGACCCGCTCACGTACAAGTACGCCGTGACCACGAGCGCCACGCCTCCCGCCGACTGGACCGCGATAGCGGCGTTCACGTCGCCACAGGCAGTGACGGGGCTGACTGCGAGCACTCCCGCGTACTACGCGCATGTCCGCGCCTTCGACGGCTCACTGGCCACGGTCGGAACCTCGACATCGTTTGCCACCGCCGCCGCTCCCGACGTGACGCTACCTGTCCTCACGGGTGCGCTATCTGCGGTCGCTCAGGCTGGCGGCACGTCGGTGCTCCTCGACTGGCCCGACGCGACTGATAATGTGGGCGTCAACGGCTATGACGTGGAGTACGGCACGACGAACGCCTACGGCTCGATCGTCACTGACCCGACCGCCTCCACGGTGCTCATCACGGGGATGCTCGGCACCACGCTCTACTACTTCCGCGTGCGCGCCCACGACGCGGCTGGAAACGTGAGCGCATGGCTCACCACCACCACCACCACCACCGCCACCGCTGTCGTCTACACCGAGCCGTTCGATAGCCTCGCTGCATGGACAAAGACGTATACAGCAGGAGCAACAGCTACCATCGTCGCGGGTCGTTTCCATCTTGCGGAGATGGCCGAAGACGCCGTGTACCGATTCGATACACCCGGCACGGCGCTCACGGACGTGCTTGTGCAGGGCAAGGTGTTCGCTGGGCCAACGAACGCAGCCCGAGCCATGTTGTTTGCCAGAGCAGGCGGGGCGAACTGCAACGATGGATATTGCGCGAGGTATGAATTCTCCAACAAGACCCTCAATCTGCTGATCGGTAGCGTGAACCCCGTAGGGGCAACCGTGACGCTTGGCGCACACCCTACCAGCGTCGGAGTCAAGGTAACTGGTACGGGTTCCAGCACGAGGCTGACAGCCTACGTCGATGGCGCACCGAATGCCACATTGACCGATATCGCTGACCCTGCCGGTACTTACGTTTCAGGAGCCGCTTCCGTACAGGGATACGCAGCGACAGCCATATTCGAGATGGACGACTTCACCGTGCAGGTACTCTAGTGCCTACCTTCGTCGGAACTGGGGACAGCATTACATCGGCGGCTGGGCAGGCCGCGCAGGAATGGCCTCAGCGTGTCCACAACAAGATAGAAGCCGCTCATGCTGGCTCTGCGTGGAACGTCTATAACACGGGTGCTGGAGGGGCGCAGACTACTACCCTATCCGGTAGTCCAGCAGCCTTTTCAGGACAAGGATACGCGCCTTCGGTCATCGGGATAATGATTGGAGTAAACGACGCATGGGCCATAGCGCATGGGTGGACAACGACGCAGACGGATATACCTAGTTCGTCGGTCGAGATAGTAAGGGCGAGTATTTCCTCTTTCCTTGACTACTGCCTCGCGCTCCCTGCCTCTACTCCGTGGGGGCACCCGCTAGTCATATTGCTGGGGCCATCACCGGCACCAGCCGCAGGGCATAGTAGGCCAGAAGAGAACATGCGTGCGGTTGAGATTATTCTTCGAGAAGAAGCAGCATTCCGGGGGGTTCCTTTCGCGTCTATGTTGGACGAGTTCCGCAATGTGGCAGTGCCTTCGTGGGGGTATCCTGCGACTTCAGCGGAGAACTTGTACTGGACATTTGATGAGCTTCATCTGAACGACCTCGGCCAAGAGGTTGTAGCGAGCAAGTTCTATTCGATGCTCACACCATACCTCGCGGCAGACGGCTCGGTCATCGCGCCCGTGGCGTCGCCTCCCTCCGCCAACGCCGCCCCCGTCCACTACCGCTCCGCAGGCGCTTGGCAAGACTGCACGACGCATATCCGCACCGCAGGCGTTTGGAGTTAGCACATGCCGCGAATCATGCCCTACGACACGACGGCTGACGGCCTGACCGTCACCTACCGCGTCGTCAACCCCGCCACACTCGCGGTCGTCACAGCGTCCACCGCCGCCGTAGCGGGACTCGCCAAGCAGTACCTCACCGCCGCCGTCATCCCCGACGGGATGCGCGTGGAGTGGTACGAGGCTGGCGTGTACCAGGTGAGCGAGGACGTGCCGATGTCGGCGTCGTTCGCGGGGACGGTAACTGCGCCAGCCGTCAACACCGACGCTCTCGCTACCTCGCTGGCACCGCTCATGCCCGCGCCCAACCCGACCACGCTGGCACCTGCAGAGCGCACCGCGATAGCGAACGCTGTGGTGGCGGTTCTCCCCGGCACAACGCCGCCGCTCGGCTACGTGCGGCTCTCATCGGCTGACACGAACCCAGACGGCAGTCTCAAGTACGGCACGCTGCTACCTGGAACCGTGCTCGACGCGTACCTCGTGGGCGATGCCGAATTCGCGACTCCGAAGGCCGACAACGTGACGGCAGCAGCGAACGGCTCATGGCATATCGACGTTCCCGAGAGTGCCACCTATTCGCTGGTGGGCAGGCGTCCCGACAAGAACGCGACGATACAGGTGGTGACGGTCTAATGGCATTCCCCCCGCAGACAGACATAGGCGGCGGCACCATCCCGCTCACGCTTGCTGTCAACACGTACGTGACGCTGGCAGAGGCCGAGGCGTATCTCGACACGCGACTCCATGCCGAGTCGTGGCGGGCCGCTACAGCCGACGACAAGACCCGCGCGCTCATCAGCGCACAGCGCGCACTCTCACGCATCCCCTACCGCTGGCACAAGACGACGCTCGCGCAGGTGCTCGACTTCCCCCGCATCTCGCGGGAGACGGATGACTCCTTCTACTACGCCACCGACCCGACGGTTGTCCCGCGGCTGGTCAAGGATGCGCAGTGCGAGGAGGCTCTGGCGCTGCTCGTCAACGATGTACGTGCGCTCGCACAGTCGCAGGGAGTCACATCGCAATCGGCTGGCGATGCATCCGAGTCCTACGCGCCTCGCTCACAGGCTGGGCTGCTCTCGGCAGAGGCACACCGGATGCTCGCCCCGTGGATTGAGAGCACGCTGCGGATTGCGAGACCGCGATGATGCCGATGCGCCAGTCCGTGACGTGGCTCGCTCTCACGGGTGCCGACGACTTCTCACAGCCGACCTACTCCGAGTCCGTGATTCCCTGCCGGTTGCAAGCGCGATGGAAGCAGATACGCAACGCGCAGGGTGCGGAGGTGACGAGCAGCGCCGTCGTCTACACGCTGGCCGCCGTCGGAATCGGAGACGCAATCCGTCACGGCGGGCGGGACTGGTCCGTGCTGAACGTGGGCGACATCGTAGACCTCGCGGGAGCATTCTGCTATCGGGAGGTGGCGTTGTGAGCATGGAGTGGAAAGGCGAGGCCGCCACCGCCGCCGTATCCAAGGCGATGAAGGGCGCTCTGGTGACAGGCGCTGAGATGGTGCTTGCCAAGAGCAACGCCGAGGTTCCTGTAGACGAAGGGACTCTGCTGCGAGGCGGGACGGTGAACCCGTCAGACGGCGGCAAGGTGCAGACCATCAGCTACAACGAGACGTATGCGGTCAAGCAGCACGAGGACTTGGGCCTGAACCACCCCAACGGCGGGAAAGCCAAGTACCTGGAGGACCCGATGAACGCCAATGGCGGCAAGGTCCTCACGCTCATCGCCAACGCCGCCAACAACGCCATGAAGGGGTGACGCCGTGATGCTCACAGCGCTCAAGGCGTGGGTCGCCTCACTCGTGGCCCGCACCATCGTGCTCGAGTTCCAGCCTGACACCCCGAACGCGCTCGTCGTGCTCCGAGAGTACGGCGGCGGCACGCAGATGCGCGGGCGCTCAAAGCTCGACAGGAGCGTACAACTGCTGTTCCGCAGCGATACCCCAACAGGAACGCCGAATGCCGCACAGACCGCTAGCGCGGACGCATGGACGGTATATCGCGCGCTACTCCCCGTCCCGCCCGTCATCGTGGCAGCGGGGGGAGGCAAGTACACGGTCAGACCGATGCAAGCGCCGTTCTTCCTCGAACGCGACGCATCGCTACGCAGCACGTACGTATTCAACGTCGCGGTAATCGCGGCACCAGACTAGGAGGCAACATGCCAGCAATCACCACCGATGCCGTGCTCTTCGGGCTTAACGACGCGAAGGTGTCGCCGCTCGCTACCGACCTCACCACGGCTCCCACTTACGGTACGGCGATGGACTGCCCAGGCGTCTCGACGCTCTCGGCTCAGCCCATCATGGAGAACAAGGAGAATCGCGGCGATGGCGTCATCCTGCACACGACCTCGCGCATGGTCGGCATGGACATCGAGTTCAAGGTAGCGATGCTGCCGCTTGCCATGCTGCCGATGATTCAGGGCGGTACCATCACGTCAGGCGGCGTCACTCCCGCAGGCAAGCAGACCTACTCGCTCAAGCAGACCGACGCCGGTCCGCAGTACTTCAAGATCGAAGGCGTCTGGGACCCGGGCGAGGTCGGCATCGGCGATACGCACCTGTCCGTGTTCAAGGTCAAGTGCACCGAGCCGCCGGCAGTCGTGGTCAACGACGCCAACGGCGACTACGGCGACCTGACCATCAAGGGCCGCGCCGTGTTCACGCTGTCCGACAAGAAGCTCTACGAGATCGTCATCAACGAGACGGCCATCCCTCTCGTCTAACACCGCATCTTCAGCTTGCAGCAGGGCGGGTCGGGCTGTGTCCCCGGCTCGCCCTCTGCATACCTCCGACACAGGGAGTCAACATGTCAGACCTCACGCAAGACGGCTACACGATCACCATCGCGGGCGAGGAACGTCCGTTCGCGCTCAACATGGGCGCGCTACAGGTCATCGCCGACAACGGCTACAGCGGCGAGGACGGCGAACCCGACTTCGAGCACGCGTTCGACGCCGCCACGGGCAACGACTTCAAGGCCGCGCGCCTCGTGGCGTGGGCCGGACTGCTCGCGCCGTTCATGGACGACGAAGGCGTCATCGACTTCAAGGCCGCTCCCAAGCTGACCGTCACGAACCGTATGGCGATAGGCGAACTCATGGAGGCCGCCGCTACCGCGACCATCGCCTACCTCGGCATGCTCCCGCGCGGCACCATCGAGGCCCTTGCCGCCGCGCAGAAAGAAGCCGAGAAGAAGGCCGCAGCGGAGAAGGCCGGACGCCCTACACGTGCCCCCCGAAAGAAGTAATCGGGCGGGCCTACTTCGCCGACGCGCTCTACAACGCGCTCTATCTCGGCATCACAGAGGCGTCGTTCTGGCGCTCATCCCCACGCAAACTATCGGCGCTCACCGCCGCTCACAACCGCTTCCACGCACGCACCGAGGAGAAGCCGAAGCCGCGTAAGGCGACGCTGGCAGACCTCGGCATAACAGGCTAGACGGGAGGGACACCACATGGCGCTCAAGGTAGGAGAACTCTACGCCGAACTCGGCATCAAGGACAACAAGTTTACGGCTGGGATGAACAAGGCCGAGAAGGATGTTAAGAAGGCCGACAAGGCAGTAGGTGGCATGTCGTCTGCCGTCGGCATGCTCGGAGGCGCGCTGACAGCCGGTGCCGTCGTGGTAGGACTCAAAGCCGCCGCATTCGCCGCGTCAGACCTCGCCGAGTCCACCAGCAAGGCGAACGTAGTATTTGGCGAAGCGTCGAGCGGCGTGCAGGCGTTCGCGGCAAAGGCAGCAGGCGCTATGGGAATGTCCAGCCGCGTCGCGCTGGAAGCTGCTGGCACGTTCGGCAACCTGTTCGTGAGCATCGGACTGTCGCAGGGCAAGGCCGCCGACATGTCCACGAGCATCGTGCAACTCGCTGCCGATCTCGCAAGTTTCAACAACGTTCGGCCCGAGGACGCGCTCGAAGCGTTGCGCGCGGGACTCGTGGGCGAGACGGAGCCGCTGCGCAAGTTCGGCATCAACCTCAACGACGCGATGTTGCGCGAGGAAGCGTTGTCACTCGGGCTGGTCAAGACGACGAAGGACGTGCTCCCACCCGCTGCCAAGGCGCAGGCGTCGTACTCGCTCATGCTCAAGCAAACGGGAACCGCTCAAGGCGACTTCGCACGCACGGCGGACGGCGCGGCCAACTCGGTCAAGATAGCCACCGCCGAACTGGAGAACGCCAAGGCAGAACTGGGGCAGAGCCTCACTCCCGCGATGGCGAAGGGTGCCAAGTCAGTATCGGGCCTCGCATCTGGCTTCAACGACCTCGACGATGCGACGCAAAGCGGCATCGTCAATCTCGGACTGTTCGTCATCGCCGCTGGAGGCATCGCTAAAGGCGTTCAGGTGGCGGGATCAGCCATCAAGTCGATAGTGACTCCCATCGGTACGGCGGTCACCGCTATAGGCTCAGGAGCCGCCGCTGTCATCCTGTTCGGTGCGGCTGTTGTCAACTACGTATCGTGGACGGCGGCCAAGGCCAGCGCAGACAGCAAAGGAGCGCAGGCCGCACGCGAGCACGCCGCCGCTATGGGTTCTGCCACGGGCGGTATGGCGACGTGGACCAGCGCCATTCAGACGGCATCCCCCGCGATGTACGCGCTTCAAGAGGCCACGAAAAACACCCGCCTCGAACTGTTCAACACCGTCGGAGCACAGAACGCGCTCAAGACCGCGACCAACGCAGCATCGGCGGCATGGACAGCGCAGGTGCTCGCGCTCAAGCCCGTCGAACTCGGCTACCGCGCGCTGGCAGCACAGTCCGTGGACGTGAACGCCAAGCAGGTCGCGCTCAAGGCCGCCATCAAGGAATACGGCAGGGTGTCACCAGAAGCCGTTGCCGCGTCGCTGGCGCTCAAGGATGCGCAGAACCTCGTAGCGCAGTCCGCCGCGACGATGACCGACAAGGAGATAGCCGCCGCCGTCAAGTCTGGCGTGCTGTCCAAGGCGCAGGGCGTGCTCGCTGCCAAGGCGAACGACGCCGCTGGCAAGGTGGACGGCGTAACGGTCGCGGTGGGCAACCTGCCCTCTGGTAAGACCGTCTCCATCGCCGTCAAGGTGAGCGGCGTGAGCGCGGCTATGGCGTCCATCGCTCGCATCACGAACGCGCGCAGACTCGACATGTTCGTCAAGCCCACATCCCACGCCACCGGCGGCTACTTCACCACTCCTCACGTCGGCGTGGTGGGCGACGCGAAGGTCGGCGAGTACGTCATCAATCCCAGCCTCGCCAACGCTCCCGCGCTCATCATGGCGGCTGCACGCTCGGCTGGGATGGTCAAGGCGACAGCGAGCACCACCATCTCAAACGTGTTCGACTTCTCAGGCACCGTCGTGCGCGAACTGGCAGACATAGACCGCATCGCGGAGGCTATCGCTGCCCGCGTGATGACGGCTAACAGAGCGGCAGGTGTTGCATAGTGGACTTCACACTCGGAGGCGTATCGGCTGCCTCGATGGGGCTGCGCACGGCAAGCGCAAAGCGGGCATTCACCGCACCGCGAGCGCCAAAGACGATAGCGATTCCAGGGCGACGCGGCGGCTACCTGTCCGGCATGGACACCGACATGCGCACCATCCCCGTGGACGTGTGGCTAGAAGGCACGAACGACACCGACACTCTCAATCAGATGCGAGTCATCGCCGCGTGGCTGGTGTCCGACGTGCCGCGTACGCTGATATTCGACGACGACCCGTTCACGTCGTATGAGGCCGTGCTCGTCGGCTCGACCGACGTTGACCGCTTCTTCGAGATGGCAGAGGGAACGCTCACGTTCCTCTGTCCCGACCCGCTCTCTGCCGCGCTAACCGAGACGCCCGTACCAATCCGGCCCGACGCCGTTACGCTCGTGAATGCGGGCACCGCTCCCACGCGTCCGCGCTTCACGCTGCCATTCGTGGGCGACGAGACGTACGTGCGACTGGAGCACCCCGACGGGCGATTCGTTCAGCTCGGAGAGGTTCCGCACGCCGACCTGCCGGAGCTGCCCGCAGAGACCGTGCTCATGTCCGACGATTGCAGCAACGTCGCGGGTTGGTCAACCGGCCTGCACCACATGCAGTATCAGACGCAGACGGGCCTCGTCACCGGCACCATGACGAGCAACGGAACGATGTTCATCCCCAGCGGCTTCGGCTCGTACGGGGCATGGCACGGGCCGACCCTGCGCAAGGGGTTCGCGGCGGTACAGGACTTCGACGTGCGCGTTGCCATCAAGAACGACAACACCGCGTCACCGTGGGCGCGGAAGAACAACGAGTCCGTCACGCTGTCCAGCACCACACCCGTCGCGCTCGCAAACCCGAGTAGGAACGGCGCGCTCAATGCCAACGTCACCGTCAACATCGGCTCGAAGTACTACAGCGCGAAGAAGGATTACGAGGTGTACTCGAGCGGAGGCGGCACCTATCTGCGCAGACGCGTCGGCACGAAGATAACGTCCGGTGTCACGGTCAACGTGTGCTACGACTACCTCGTCGGCAAGCTCGGCGGGATCTGCACGGTCGTCAGTGACGCCAACGGCGTGGAGATAATGCGCGTCCACGTCTCGGACGGCTCCCCCACGGCTGGCAACATGCACGTGTTCGGCACCGTGGGAAGCTCGCAGGAACATGTCCTCATAGACCATGCAGGCTACAACAACATGAACGGTTTCGTGCAGCTCAAGCGCATTGGTGACGTCTTCAAGGTGTCGCTGTGGCGCACGTTCACCGACTCCAAAGGCATCTCGCGCATCAAAGACGAGTACGCATGGAGGCAGACGCTTCCCGGACACGCTGTCCTCGCTGGCATGGTGGACGTGAACACGTCGGCCTACGGCTCCTACTCGGCTACCAGCATGGGCATCGCTCACGTGAAGGTGTCGCAGATCAACAGCATCGCGCCTCACGTCACGCCCATCATCATGCACGCGGGCGACGTGGTGGAGATCGATTGCGGAGAGTCGGCTATCCGCGTCGGCGGCAAGCCCTACATGGGGCCGATGACGTTCGACTCGCGCTTCTTTGACATCGCTCCAGGCTCGACCACCCTGCGTCTGCGACTCGGCAATCCCGCGTCGGTCACATTCGATGACGGCGGGACGCTTGACGACGGCGTGACGCCGAACTTCGACTCCAACGCAGACGCTTCGGCGTTCATCCGTACAAGGTGGCTGTGATGGATATCATCGTGCTCGATGTCATGGAGCGAGCCGCGTGCGTGCTGTCCGACGATGGCGACGGGTGCCCCTACTTCGCAGACGAGCACACCGAGGACCTGCGCGGAACGCTCACCTACACATTCAGCATCCTCGCCGACCACCCGAGCGCGGCGTACCTGCGCGGGGAACGGCTCGTGCTCTTCACCGACCTGGACCGCGACATGCGCCTCATGCGTATCAAGCGAGTCGCGGAGACGCACGGTGACACGCACACGATGGTCGTCTACACCGAGTCTGCGCACACCGAGCTCAACGAAGACATCATGCGTCCGACCTCGTGGGCCGGCACCGCACCACAGACCATACTCGCGGCTATACTGGCCGGCAC